GGCTTTGGTTTGAAATGGCCTTGTGGATATTTGTTTGGAGAAGCAGTATACTCGGTTACTGGTTTATTGGATCGTCTGTACTGCGACATAGTGGCCTCCTTAAAAGGTGTACCACTGTGCAGTTGAATATCTGCTTGGCTCGGTATTATCTCAAAGAGACTTCCACCGAATTCACACAGTTTTAATCGAGGGGTTTCCTCCAAGTCATCCTAGCAATTAAGATGAAGGTCTTCGCTTGGTCTCGTCCCTCCTTCCCTGGAGGGAAGCCAGCGGCCTCCTGGTTGTGGGTGTGGATGTCTCCGTTCAGAACGGCATGGATGTACTTCCCGCCGTCGTATCGGGCGAGGTAGTGTCCAAACATCCGCAGCTCCAGGCCGGAAGCATCAGCTCCGACCATGACCCAGCCATCAGGAGCCTTGAACAGGCCACGGCATTTGTGACCCAGGTCTCCCTTGCGCGGGATCTGTGCGAGGTTCGGTGAGTTGTGGGTGCATCGTCCGGTCACCGCACCGTTGGTGATGACGGAGCCGTGGATGCGTCCTTCTTTGGTAACGAGTTGGAGCCAGCCAGCCTTACCTTCGGCCAGCATCCCGATGATCTTGGAGAGGTCGAAGTACTCCCGCAGCATCTTGGCTTCAGGCCAAGGCAGGGACTTCAGGATGTCGTCGTCAATGGTCGGCTCACCCGTGGCGGTGAACTCGGAGGGTTCCCATTGGTACTTCTCGATCAGCCGCTCGGCTATCATCTGACGACTGCCGGGGTTGAACTCGACGTACTTCACCTTCGTGAACGGGACACCTTTGACGTAGCCTCTGGTCTTGTTGTTCGCTTTGGGGATGAAGATCGACTCGACCCGCTTGGGAGGGAAGACCTCCTTCAGCTTGGTGATCAGCTCCTCCCGCTTCGCAGCCAGTTCGACGTAGAGCTGCTCGGCAGACTTCACATCGAACGGCATCCCGGCGATCTCCTGTTCGGCGATCACCTTCTGGAATTCCATCTCCAGGGCCAGAGCCTCCGGGGAATATCCAAGGGACAGGATGTGCTCGTAGAGCTTGAGGCACACCCGGACGTCCTGCTCACAGTACTCCTGCATCTCCGGTGACCAGGAGGCCCAGTCGGTGGTCTGCCCGAAGTCTCCCTTCAGGACTCCCAGCCGGTGGCCCCAGGCTTCCAGCTTGTGCTGGCCGATGAGCTTCTTGGGGAAGTCATCCTTCAGCCTGAAGTCCAGGTCTTTGATGTTGGTGTAGATCAAGCGGACTGCGTTCAGGGTGTCGAACACATGGCCCCGTGGTTTCCACTTCGGGTAGAGCTTCCGCAGGACCGGGATGTCGTAGCCCAGGACGTTGTGGCCTACGATCAGAGGATGGAACTCCAGCATGGTGAGAGCCTCGGTCAGCTTGCCGTTCTGGCTGCTGGCAGAGAACATCTCACCCGTTGCGGAGTTGATGATGACGATGGAGTGGACGAGGGTTGCGCCCCAGTAGAGGCCATTGGTCTCGATGTCGAAGATCAGTGCCGGGGGATCGTCCAGAGTCTTGGGTATCCAGGACCAGTAGTCCCGGTACAGTTCGCGTTTAGAAGCCATGCTCCACCTCCTCCTCTTCAGGATTGGCGGAGGTGAAGCCGAAGGTCGTTGCTTCCTCCTCTTCCTGCCAGTGCAGGAGTCTTCCGGTTTCGGGATTGAACCGCACCTGACCGGCAGGACCAGTGATACCCACGGGCCTGTTCTTCAGGATGCGGATGTCAGCCTTGTTCGGATCTTGTCCCTGCTGGTTTCGCTCCAGGGCGATGACCACATCAGAGAGCTGCTCAAGGGAGCCGGAACCACGGAGATCCGTGAGGCTCACCTGACGTCCTTCGTTGTAGGACTTGCCCTTGTCAGGACGTTTGAGATGGACGACGGCAAGCACCGTCACGCCGGTCTCCTGGATCAGGGACCGCAGGGCCGTCATCAGTCTATCGATGGACTTACGCTCGGACTCTGCGATCTCGTCCAGACCGGACACGATGATTGAGATGTGATCGAGGACCAGGACTTTCACTCCCAGGCCCACGACCATGTAGCGGATCTTGGAGATCAGGCACTCGACCTCGGTGCTGCCGAAGTGGTCGTAGATGTACCAGCGATCATCCCCGACAACCGCATCGAAGGCGGCTCTCATCTCACCTTCAGGCACGGCGTCGTAGACATGGGGCTGGTGGACAGGACGGTTGAGGTAGATCCCGATGTAGCGCAGGGCGTTCCTGGCTACGGATTCCTCCAGGGCCATGACGCCAAGGGGTTGCCCGTGCGTCATCTTGAGGTGGTAGGCGATCTCGTTGACCAAGGTGCTCTTGCCTATCCCGGACCCAGCCGTGAACAGGTAGAGTTCTCCAGGTCTCACGCCCAGGATCTTCTCGTTGAGCTGCGGGTACGGGATGGACAGACCTTCGGTCGGCCTGACACGGACCTTATCCCACAGCTCCTTACCACTGACGATGCCATCAGGCCGGTAGACCTTGGCATCCCACAGGGCAGAGAGGAGTTCCTTGGACTTCCCCTGGAGGAGGCACTCGTTGGCATCCTTGCAGGGGAGCTTGGCGATCTTGGCCTTGCCGGGAGACAGAATGGCCGCACATTCCAGGGCGGCTTCCTCTCCTGGCTCATCCATGTCGAAGCAGAAGATCACCTCTTGAAAGGACTCCAGCCATTCCAGGCTGCGCTTGATGGCCTTGGCTGCACCGCCAGCACCGGACCAGATGGACACCACCGGCCACTTGTTTCCCTGGAGCTGGCTGATGGTCATGGCATCGATCTCGCCCTCGGTGATGACGACACGCTTGCCGCCGTGGGGCCAGAGCTGCTGACCAAACAGGAGAGCCTTCTTGGCATCCCCAAGCCAGATGAAGTCCTTGTTCTCAAAGCGGATGTGCTGGGCACAGAGCCGCCCATGATCATCATGGTATGGTGCGATCTGCACCCATTTCCTGTTGTGCTTGCCCACGACGTAGCCAAACTTGGCACAGGTTTCCTCGGTGATGCCACGGGTACGGAGAGCCATGACTTCACCGGATCGATTCAGTTCACTCATGATTCGCTTCCTCTCCGGGTCAGTGGTCACTGAACGGGAGGAGCCATCTCCGTGCTCATAGTACCCACAGGCATGGCAGTAGCCGTGGCCGTCAGAGTATCGGGCGAGGTTGTCACCAGAGGTATCCCCGCCCTGCTCTCGACAGGCAGGGCAGGGTTCGTGAGCGATGAGATGGGACTCCTCGTACTCACGGCTACTCTTCCTTCTCGCCAGCATCGGTCACATCCAGTGCTACCTGTGTGGCGGGAACGACGAACTCATGAGTGGGAGTCTGAATCGTGTAGGTGTTGGAACCGATGTTGTAGCCAGCGACCCAAGCAGGGCCGGTGACGGTCACCTTGGTTCCAGGATCAAGCGGGATGAACCGCTCCAGTTTGCTGTTGGCAATCCAGCGGGTGGTCCCGGCGATGTCCACCAACGAGGTGTCATTGCGCCGGTCACAGTGGAGGATCTCTCCGACCATCCCGACACGCAGACCAACATGGCCCATGAACGGCAGGGCCGTCAGGCGCACCTTGTCACCACGGACAAAGGGAGCCGTCTGGTTCTTGTAGGGGTCGTGCTTCATGATCCACACGCCCACCTCGATGCCGCCTTCCAGGGTCTTGCCGTTGATGATGTCGAAGCCCTCGGCGCGGATCTCGGACAGCCGCTTGGTCAGGGACTGGATGCAGTAGAGGTTGAAGGCTTCACGGATGGTGATCGACTTGCCGCTGCGGAGGTGGGCAAGGATCTGTTCACGCTGGGACTGGGTTTTGCTCTTCTTCATGTTCTGGTTCTCCTTCTCGATTGGGTTGTGAAAATGAAAAAGGCCCAATCCACAGGTGATCCTGTGAACTGGGCCTCAACTTCCTTTAGTGGGTGGTAATTGCGCTTTTGTTGCGCTTTCAGCTACTTATGTGATTCCACCACGCCTTCACATCGAAGCATGGGCAGTCCTTCTTGGCGACGTCCCGGTGGCCGATGACCTTGGCATCCGGGTACTTCTTCTTGAGATCTTTGACCAAAGATTCCATGGACTTCCACTGCTCCGGTGTGAAGTTGTTCTCCGACTTGCCGCTCTCGGAGAGACCTCCGACAAGACAGATCCCGACAGACCTGGAGTTGTAGCCTTGGGCGTGTGCCCCGACCTCCTCCAGTTTCCTGCCGGTCTCGATGGTCCCGTCCCTACGGACGACGAACTGGTAGCCAATCGAGAGGAAGCCTCTGGCTCTGTGCCAGCGGTCTATCTCCTTGGCTCCAATATCCATCGAAGGTTTGGTAGCAGCGCAGTGAATGATGATGTGATCCGTGATTCTTCTGTTAGCCATGTGACTCCTGAAGGAACACGGAAAGGGCTTTCTTTTGGAGAGCCTTGGGTCGATGCTTCAGCCATTCCTCTGGCACGGTTCCCTTCGCACAAGGGAAGCCGTTCTTCTTGCACCAATCCGCATACGTCGTCTTGGACTTCTTCCCGATCTTCGCGTTCGGGTTGCTGAAGACAATACGAATGTCCAGGTCAGGATGTTGCGTCTTGACCAGGATCATCTTCTTGCGGTCAGCAGCCGTGAACTCTCCCTTGCCCTCGATGATGATGGCTTGCTTGGGGAGCACGAAGTCGGGGTGGTAGGTATGGTGGGAGGTGACGGTGTAGGGGATCTTGATCGGCTCGTAGAGGGCCTCGGTCCCCTGGAGGGAGGCAGCTATCTGGACCTCAAGTCCGCTTCGATAGCCTGATTCTTTCCGTGTTCGGTTGTATTTCGCGTACCGACTCCGCATCGTTTAGAAGGGACAGTTGTCTTCGCCAGTATCCTCGGACGCCTCGGACTCATCGTCGTCATCGTCCTGGGACAGACCTTCACCATCCGTGCTGAAGCCGAAGCCAGCAGCGGTCTTGGCCTTACCGGAACGCAGCTCCAGAACCTGGACCGCTTCCAGCTTGAGCGACACGCCAGCACCCAGACCGGCGGTGTAGAACTCATCGATGTAGAAGCAGACGTTCACGATGGAGCCGCCCCAGATCTGGACGTTCTCGGTATCGACGGGCTTGCCAGCAGCATCGAAGACCGGGCACTCACGCTCCCATTCCTTGCCGTCCTTCGTGGTTCCCTTGGCTCTCATCTTGAACGGGCCGATGATGATCCGACCAGTGGGGTCGTCGTCCTCGTCCAGTTCCTCCTTGATGGGGAGCTGGGCCAGCTTCAGGTTCGCACGGAAGCGTTCCTCGTTGAACTTCTTGCCCTTCTTCTTGGCCTCTTCACTAGCCTGGGCCACAGCCGATTCAATGGCCTGGGCCTGGGCTTCCTTGATCATATCGAGCATGGACGAGGCAACGTCCTCGTTCTCGTAGATGATGCTGATCTTGTATTCAGGCTTGTCGGGATTGTAGCGGTCATCCGGCTTGTTCAGGTGAGGATAGTGAGCGACCACTCTACCGGTGAGCTGGGTGTCTTTCTTCTTGGTCTTTGCCATTGAACCTCCTAGTTCAGGACTTCGTTGTCGATGTAACGAGCCACAGCTTGAAACTCTGGGCGTTTGCCTTCAGCGTTGTTGATTGCGTTCTTCGTGTAGACCATGACATCGGACACGGTCAGACCGGACGCTTCAACAGCCAAGAGAAAGGCTGCGCTGAATCCAAGCAGTTTGACTCCGTTGTTCGGACAGCTCTGAACACTGTCCACCACTGCCATTGCTGCATTCGCAGCGTCGGTTATCGGTGCGTTGGCGAGGAGATCTCGCAGTTTACTTGGGGCCATAGCCATCGAGTTGTTTACCTCCTGTTGAGAATGTTTGCGGATTGTTCGCCGCGATTTCCTTTAGTGGGTGGTAATTCAGATTTTGAAACGTAAATGCCGGAGACCATTGAAGATCCCCGGCATTTAGTCTTACATGCTGACCTGCCATCACGCCAACATGTAGACACGTTTAGGCAAAAAAGAACTCTGCCTCCATCACCTTGGAGACCTCCAGCTCACCAAGTTCAGGGAGAGGTGGGAGTTCTTGGAGAGCTTCTTCATCCAAGACCCGCACCACCTCCTGGGTGAACTCATCCAAGATGTTTCTTTCACCTCCAAACATTTCCACGAATACCTCCCGGAGCGTGGTAGCCAGTAATGGGGTGTCTGCTGCGTGAGTCCCATAACTGTCATGGATCATAGCGAACCCGTCGATCCCCCGTTCATGAGCGATGCAGACCGTACGCTGAAGGGCGGCTGCGTCGAGCGAGTGGATATAGTTAGGACTGATCCCATTCCTTTGACGGATACGATCAATTTCCGCAGCCTGGGCGCGGACAGACAACCGCAGCCTGATGTCTCCTACCTTGGTTTCGATACGACACAACTCGGTCTGACGGTAGGCTTGCATGACCGGGAGGCCAGTCGGGGTGATCCAGTAGATGGGCAGTCCCTCCTTGGAGACCATCGAGGCCACCTTCTGGAGGTACTTCATAGCAACCTGGGGAGCCTTGACCACCTCGTTGATGGCCTCCCAGATCAGACCAGAAGCGAAGAGAGTGGAGCGGAAGGCGTTCGTACCCCATTCATAGCCGTCCTCGATGCGCCCCTTGAGGTACTCCAGGGTGTAGTCTTTACAGGATTGCTGGGTTCCACCGTAGGGCAGGACCATGACCTGTCTCTTCGTGGCCTTCCGATTGATTCCCATCTTGAGCCATTCCCTGGCCTCGGCTCTCTGATCATAGAGGAACAGAGGGTCTCCAGTCTTATCATCCTTCTGTTTGGTTGAATACACCGGCTCACCGTGTTCGGCGTACCACTTCATCTTCTCGGTGACCCGATCTGCGACGAGCTGGTAGATGTCCTGGGGTTTGTCGGAAGGCAGGACGTTGACGGCCTTGCCTCCTTCCTCGTCACGCAGGATCAAACTGAAGATCTGGATACCGTTGCAACTCCCGTCCATTGCGATGGGGAGGCGGGACTCAAAGGCCAGCCCATGCTCCTTGTATCCGGCCCACTCAAAGCAGAAGGCCAGGAAGCACCACGGGGAGTCAGCATCAGTCCACCACTGGAAGCCGATGGGGTCAGCAGCAGATGCCAAGATCCTGTCCTCGTTGTCCAAGACCCATTGCTGACGGGCAGTGAAGTCTACCTTGTCCTCTCCCCAGCAGTTCGCCCCGTGGATCATGAGCCACTTGAGGGCATCCTCGGAACCAAGAGCCTTTCCTTTTGCGAAGTGAAGCAGTCCCTTGGCCCCTTTGGTCCCCTGTGGGGTCAGGCCAGAAGGAACGGCGTACACCCGACCACGGAAGTCCATCTGGTAGGGATAGTAGAACGCCTCCTCATCCTTGAGCTTCTCGGCCATCGTCATGATCGTGCTGTGCTGGAGGTACTTTGACATGACTCTAGCGTTGTAGTCATGGGTGTCAGCACTCGCAGCCTTCCAAGTCTTGAGGGCTTCAAGGTTGTTGGCAAGGCAGGGATGGGGATTCTTCTTACTGACCTGGGACATGTCAGCACCGCAAACAGGACAGCGGGGAATCTCCCGGCGGCATCTCGGAGGCAACCCGGCCACGGACTCGGAGGTCTCACGGTTGAACAGTTCACGCATGACGTCGAGCACCTTGGTGTTCACAGCCCAGGCCGTGTTCTGCATGGTGTTCAGAGCGTTGACTACCTCGTCCATGTCACCAGCCTTGATGCGCTCGTCCAGTTCCTGGAGGTACTCCTTGTAGCTGGTCTTGATGATCGACAGCTCTGGGATGTTCTTGCTGTAGTAGCCGCCTCCCCAGGCTCCTTCCCAAGGTTTGGGCGGAATGATGGTGGGATAATAAGCAGGACGCAGTAAGGAGACCCTCTCGTTCTCGTTCTGGAGCCACTGCCGGAACTCATCCGTGGCCGTCAAGGTGTAGGCCGTCGTGTCTAGAGCTTCTCCCTCGGTGGTGCGTGTCTTCTTGTAGCGTACTGTGTGCATTTCCAGGATACCGGTGAAGGCAATAGCAGAGTCGATCAGGTACTGACCAACGTGTAGTCTGGTCGTGGGTGTCCAATCTTCCCATTCAAAGCTCTCACTCTTTCTGGCCGCATGGTTGAATACAGCACGACGACGACGCTTGTTATTGACCGTCTTAAGGTGCTTGGTGGTGTACTCGACACGCCTCTTATCGAACTGCTCTAGGGCGGTCAGCTTCAATTCGGTCTCGATGTCAGTCCCGATCTCGATTGCTACATTCTGGAGAAGAGCAGCATGGGCAATCCCATCAAAGATGTTTCGCAGAGTGATGACGGCCACCACTTTCATGTCCATCTCTGCGATGTATCGAAGGGCAACATGACGACGCCCAGGTCGGGAGAGGTCTTCTTGCGTCCTGGTCTCCAGGTATTGGGCGAATGGGAGTACTCCCGTCCTGCTGGTCGTGCTTCTCATAGCCTTGATACAGGCAGCCGTCCCAGCAGCAGCGTCCTTCTCCATCAGCTTCTCGGCTGACCGGAGGAAGTTGGCTGCTCCGGTATCCCTCATGGTTTCTTCCCAGGCGATCTGATCAAACAAGGTCTTCATCTGATTCCTCCTACTTGTTGTCGCGGCTTCCTTTAGTGGGTGGTAATTCCCCAACTATTTACAAAACCGCTTGAAATTTCTTTGAAAATTGTAAATTTGCCTTCTTTTTACAGCTTTTTGTAGAGTTTTTTTTACAAAGCTTTCCGCTCAACCGGACTGCCTTCTTGAGGCAAACCGGTGAGGGAATTCCAACGTGTGGAGTCATCCCCTGCCAGAAGAGCGGCCCCAGCGTCAAGCGCATCGGGAGCCAGCGTGACGTACCTCAAGGTTGTCTTGAAGGAGGTGTGACCCATCCACTTCTGGACATGCGGCAGAGGAAGTCCACGCATGACCAACCGGGAGCAGCAAGTGTGCCGCAGGACATGAGGTACGAAGTGGGGATCGTCGTTCATTTCCATGTAGGCACGGACCTTGTCCCAGACCAGATGATACCAGTGCTTGTTCCCGCCGGGGAACAACTTGCCATTGGGGTACTGGAGTACACGGCGCATCAGGATCTCCTTGACGCGAGGCGTGAGCGGTACGGAGCGGGGCCGGTTGGTCTTGGTGTGCCAGATGGTCACCGCGCCCAGTCCACCGGAGTGGAAGAGGTTCACGTCCCGTGCTTCCATGTTCCAGAGTTCACCGCAGCGGACGCCCGTGTCGATGAGCACGATGGTAGCGTCAATGTGGTCGTGCTTCTCCATCTTCCGCATCCAGTCCAGGATCGTGATCTCCTCCTGGGCAGACAGGAAGCGGATGCGCTCGTTGTTCTCCTTCTTGATGGGCATCTTGGGGATCTCGTCCAGCTTCTTGGCCTCCAGGGCGGTCCTCATGATCCGGGAGAGGTAGAACAGCTTCCGATTGATCGTGCTGTCTTTGCAGCCCCGCTTGCGGTAGAACTTGATGACCGCATCGATTTCTTCCTCACCGATCAGGTCCAGGGTGGTCTTCGGGCCGCTGACGCCACGAATCATCTTCGCGTTGTGCAGGGCCTCTTCACCGTTCTTCGTGCCCCGCCAGACCTTGTCGTAGGTCTGCTCAATGGCGTACTCCAGGGTCCAGGATCGGCCCTTCCCGGCATCAACCTCGGCGGCGTTGGCTTGGGCCTTGAGACCGGCCTCAAGTTGGGCCTTGAGCTTGTCCCGGAGCACCTCTGCTTCCTTCAGGGACTGGGCCGTACCAGTAGCCCTCTGTCCCTTGACCATGATGGACACCGCCCAAGTGCCGTTGGGGTTGGGCCGGATGCCCTTCGGAAACTCTGTCTTCTTTGCCATGCTCATTTCCTCCGGTGAAATTAAACTTTCCAGACGATCAATCGAAGGGAACTGACGAACTCTCTACCTTTTGTAGCGAGGGAGACACGCTTGTACCTCCAATCAGCAGGATCTTCCTTGCACTCGATCAGTCCCAGGCCAGCAAAAGTTCGCTGCCCATCTGCCTTGCCATCACTCAATCTCTGAAGCGTCCTGCTGGAGGTGCTGGAGGTGCTGGAGGGAGACCCGGCGCACTTCCTTCAAGAGCGTGTCCATGTCAGCCGTTTCCGGGGCCTCCAGTGCGCTCTGGGATGCCTTGTAGAGCCTCCGCAGGTCGCGTTTGATGGCCTTGTAAGTGGTCGAGCTGATGGCGTAGCATCCAAGGGCCGGATCGTCCTTTCTCCGTGGCATGGCAGTCTATCTCCTGGTCTTCAGTTGCTCGGCAGGGCCTCGCAGTTGGTTGATGACGTCCTTGACCCGCCGACCTACATATACACGCCCAGTCTGACGATCAAGGCATATCCAGAGCTTGTTGATTCGTGCCATTTTCAGCATACCTTGCGCTCCTTGAGGTTCATGATGTTGGTCTTGCTGGTGGTCCCATCGGCCCACTTGACGGTGGCCATCTTGGTCTTCCAGTCCACCCAAAGCACCCGCCCTTGCTTGTTGTAGGTGGGCCTGGGCGTGTTCCGGTTGCGCTCGAAAGTTTCGTACCTCATCCGGCGCGGGTCCGGGATGATGACTTGCATGGTGACTTCAGTGCCGTGCCTCATGGTCTAGGCCTCCTCGTTCGCCAACATGTTGTTGAAGCGATCAGCATGGTCACTTCGGTTCCGTGTTTCATAGTGCGTGTCCTCCTCTATGCCTTGGTGATGTTCATACGGAGCGCACTGGAGGTGGTCCCGTCGTTCCAAGCGATGGAGCACACAAGCCCCGCCTGTCCTGCGTGATAGGTTTCCAAGATGATGCCCCGGCGGTCTGCGATCTCGGCCATGCCTGTGGCGTGGATGTTACGGACAAATGCCCGTGCATAGCGGACCATCGTGCCAGCAGGTAGGGCCTTCAGGGTGGACTTCCGGTTCGTGGTGGTCTTCATGGTGATGTTCTCCTTTGTGGTTGCGGTGTCGATTAACGGGCGGCCAGTATCTTGCCGATGCCGGTCAGCACGATGGGTGCAAGCATGAGGCAGGCAAAGGCGGTCTTGATGATCTCCAAGGCGTCCATGGGGTTGGTGATGACGGTGGTTTCCATGTTGGTTCTCCTCGTTGTGTGGTTGTTTGATGTTCATGGCCTCATGGCAGACCACCAGGGCATGGTGACCCTGGTGGCCTGTGGC